ATGGTTATTCTGGACAAGAAGATGTAATTGTTGATGATTATCGACGTGATTTGTGTACGTTTGCAACGTTGCTTCGTCTGTTCGACCGGTATCCTCTACGTGTGGAGTATAAGGGCGGATCTTGCGAATTTCGTAGCAAACGTATCTTTATCACGTCTCCTAAGTCACCAAAAGACACTTGGACTGAAGGAGAGAAGCCTAGAACTGATGAGGATATTCAACAATTGTTGCGTAGAATAACCAAAATTGTTCATTTCGATGCTCTTGTTGTTCCTGAACGTGTTTTGTCTCCTGTGTCTGAAGTTTCTGAAAATTCTCAATCTTAAGTTTTTCATAATTAAACCCTTTAAGAATTATGTCAAAAAGAGAAAGAGATTTTAATTCTGATCAAGCAGGTAAGTTCCAACGTCGTGGATTGAGCAATTTACAAAAAGCTCAGGTTGCGTCTTATAAATTTAATAAGTTGCATCCTTGGCCTACTCATGGCGCAGCTAGAATTCCTCGAGGTACTGAGTGGAGCAGAGCCAATTTTGGTCAGACTTATAAAACTGCAAACGCTGAACAGCGTGAAATGAGAAAGGCAACAGGTTATACTGGGAAAGGCAAATATGGTGTAAGATCTAGTGTTGGTTCATTTTTAAAGAAGAAACAATTTGCTAGCAAAATTTATGATAATGCTATGGATTATGCTGGTATGGGATTATATACAGGTCGCGGTTTATATAGCTCTAATAATTTAGTTGATATGCCCTCTAGCAGACCTAGTATGGAATTTAGTTCTCCTAATGATGAAACTCAATCGTTGATTATTTGTCATAAGGAGTATGTTGGTGATGTTTTTGGTCCTGCCACCGCAGCATTTACGAACACATCCTACAATATTAATCCAGGATTGAGTCAGAATTTTCCATTTTTAGCTCAATTTGCCCAAAATTTTGATGAGTATGAATTAATGCAAATGGTATTTGAATTTCACAGTACTATTGATGCTAGTGCTTCTAATAATAGTAGTGGTAATACCGGTACTATCGTTATGGCTACTAATTATAAAGCTGATGCAGCGCCTTTTAGTACTAAAGAAGAAATGATTCAATATCATGGTGGAGTCAGTGGACGATTAACTGAAAATTTGAATCATGGTGTTGAATGTGACCCTTCTAAAAATGCTTTAAGTGGTGGTAAATTTGTAAGAACCGCATTAGTTGTTAATAGTGATTTGAAAACTTTTGATATTGGGACTTTTCAATTGGCTTTACAAAACATACCTACACCATTTCAAAATCAGCAAGTTGGAGAGTTATGGGTTTACTATAAAGTCAAATTAAGTAAACCTAAATTATTTGCTGCTTTAGGTAATGGTCATTCATCTTCTAGATACGTTAGCGGTGGTAGTGAAACTAATATTGCTATTATGGGCACTTCTATTTTATCAGCATTGAACAATGTTATACCTTTTTCATTGAAAAATTCAACCACAACGGTAGAAACTATTGGTGGTGTTAGTTATACTCCTACTACTAAAGGAATTCGTGTTGAGTTTCCTGCTAGTGTCAGTGGTGTTTTTGATATTATTTTACAGCTTGAAGGTTCTAGTTTTCCTACTGCGAATGATGGTGATCAATATAAAATTTTTGGAAATATTACAGAGTGGACTGACTTATATGGTGCTACTGATGGTGCATCTCTTGATACACCTCGTTTTCAAATGGTTGCTATGGCTGCAACACAAAATATTGCCAGAATGAGGATTTCAGTTAAATCAGCTACTCAAGGAGTTCCTAATGTTTTTTGGTTATATCCATTTGGTGCTACTTATACTACTGCTTTGACTGTAACTCAAACTTATTTAGAAATTTGTGAAATTGGTACACAGTTTGCAACTTCTAATAGTGTTAATCATCCTGTTTGGTTAAATCCTGCTGGGGTAATTACAAGTGTATGATGATAATTGTTTTTCTCATTAAAAACTAATGTGGGAAGAGTTGTTAAATTTTTTAAAAGAATTGAAGTGTATAATTTTTTCTAATTGTTGTCTGAATGTTGAGACGTCCATTAACACCGCCACGGATTAAGAAGTTACCTGATATTATCAAGAAAATAGATGCTGAGAGATGTTCTATTTGTAATTGCAATTATGTGGATTTTGATGTTATTGCTGATATGAATCAATGTAAAACTATTCCTCACCGTTTCCATAAAGATTGCATCGAAAGTTGGATTGAGCATCAACAGCAATCTAGTGTTCATGATATAGTGGAAAGAGAAGTGACGTTATGGAATCGTGGTCAGTCGCGTCGAGAAGTGTATCATGAAGTTCGAGGTGAACCATCTGGAATTTGTCCATGTCCTGATTGTAGAGCTCCTTGGGATTTATCGAAAAACATGGGAGATATTACTTGTGCACAAGTTGCATTGGATCTTGATGATTTTTATGCGATTCGTAAAATCCATTACGCCAGTCTGATTGAAGATCGTAACAAAATTATAGAAAAACAAATTGCATGGGATGTTGCACATAGTAGATCTGGTTCTAATGTTATTCGAAGTAGAAGCATTATGTATGACATGGAAGAAAATCCTTTAAAATATTCATTGGGATAGTTTTATATAGTAAAAAAAAGAAGCGGGGTGGCGTCCGCCACCCCAAGACACGTCTTTTAAATTTTTAGTGAAACGGCTGGAACAAGGTGGGGGGTCTAGTATTACCCCCCCCACCTTGTTCCATGTTCCAAAAAAACGGTTTCCTAAAAAATTATGTAACGGTTTCCTAAATTTTTAAAAAAAATGGGAAAAAAACGGTCAAAATTTTTAGGAAAAAAACGGTCTCCTAAAAAAATTTAAAAAAACGGCCGGCCTTGAATTTTTAAATTTTCATGTATTTGTTTTTTGTGAACGTGTTATAGTTCATTCTTATTCTTTTTGTCGATTTAGTCTATAAAATTTTAATATAAACATGATTTGAGATAAAAATTTTTTTTAGGAAACCCAGGTTGGTTACAAACTGGTTTTTCCCAAAAAAAAAAATTTTTTTTTACATGTTTTTCATTAATAAACCCTTTTATGTCATTATCCGTCGGTGCTATTCCAAGACAAAATGCAAAACACAGACACTTCTGCTTCACTCTTAACAACTACACTGATGTACAGCGAGCCACAATTGATGGAATTGCCTGCAAGTACATGTGCTATCAACCTGAAATTGGAGAATCCGGAACGAGACATCTCCAGGTCAGTAGAGAAAGCATTAGATCAATTGTGGGTTGAAGAAATGGCGAATCGTGAATTATTAGAGCAACAAGATGTTAATTGGTATAATGATCTTCTCAGGGATTTGTCTCCTTTGATAACCCCAGAGCCTTTAGTGCAGTCTGCAAGCTTGTCAGAGGGTGGCATATTGAAGCCTCCAAAGGAACCATTGACCAAAACGTCACGTATTGTTCGAAAGAGGACTCGCGCGATGCAAGTGCCCCATTCGGATTTACTGAACGTGGTTCAAAACCAGTTGGAGCTGGCAAGCCTGGCCACCGATCAGACCTTCAAGATATTGCAGAGTGCATATCAGGTGGCGGAGGAGTTAGGAATGTATGGGAATGCGACCCTGGAGGATTTATCCGCTACCAACGGGGAATCTTGGCCGCTATTGAACTCCATTCAAGCGCTCGAAGTTTTAAGACGGAAGTGTACTGGTACTACGGACCTACTGGAACAGGCAAGAGCCGAGCTGCGAATGTTGAAGCACCTCATGCTTATTGGAAAAGTCCAGTTGATAAGTGGTGGGATGGTTATTCTGGACAAGAAGATGTAATTGTTGATGATTATCGACGTGATTTGTGTACGTTTGCAACGTTGCTTCGTTTGTTCGACCGGTATCCTCTACGTGTGGAGTATAAGGGCGGATCATGCGAATTTCGTAGCAAACGTATCTTTATCACGTCTCCTAAATCACCAAAAGACACCTGGACTGAAGGAGAGAAGCCCAGAACTGATGAGGATATTCAACAATTGTTGCGTAGAATAACCAAAATCGTTCATTTTGATGCTCTTGTTGTTCCTGAACGTGTTTTGTCCCCTGTCTCTGAAGTTTCTGAAAATTCTCAATCTTAAGTTTTTCATAATTAAACCCTTTAAGAATTATGTCAAAAAGAGAAAGAGATTTTAATTCTGATCAAGCAGGTAAGTTTGCTCGTCGTGGATTGAGCACTTTACAAAAAGCTCAGGTTGCGTCGTATAAATTTAATAAATTGCATCCCTGGCCTACTCATGGCGCAGCTAGAATACCAAGAGGTAGTGAGTGGAGCAGAGCTAATTTTGGTCAGACTTATAAATCTGCTAACGCTGAACAGCGTGAAATGAGAAAGGCCAGTGGATTTACTGGTAGAGGCAAATATGGACTTAGGGATTCAGTTGGAAGTTTTTTGAAAAAAAAGAAATTTGCGTCTACTATGTATGATAAAGCTATGGATTATGCTGGTATGGGATTATATACAGGTCGTGGTTTATATAGTTCTAACAATTTGGTTGAAATGCAATCTGCTCGTCCAAGCATGGAATTTAGTTCACCCAATGATGAAACCCAAAGTTTGATTATTAGTCATAAAGAATATGTTGGCGATGTTTTTGCACCTTCAACTGCTGCATTTACTAACACGACTTACAATATTAATCCTGGTTTACAGCAAAATTTTCCTTTTTTGGCCCAATTTGCCCAAAATTTTGATGAATATGAACTTATTCAAATGGTATTTGAATTCCATAGCACTATCGATGCTTCAGCTACTAACAATACCGCAGGAAATACAGGAACTATTGTTATGGCTACTAATTACAAAGCTGATTCTCCAAGTTTTATGACTAAGGAGGAAATGATTCAATATCACGGCGGTGTTAGCGGACGATTAACTGAGAATTTAACTCATGGTGTTGAATGTGACCCTTCTAAAAACGCTTTAGGCGGTGGTAAATTTATTCGTACTCAAGTTGTTGCTAATAGCGATCTTAAAACTTTTGATATGGGCACATTTCAGTTGGCTTTGCAAAATATTCCTACTCCTTTTTTCAATCAACAAGTTGGAGAATTATGGGTTTATTACAAAGTAAAATTATCTAAACCGAAGTTATTTACTGCTTTGGGTAATGGTATTGCTGCATGTAGATTATTGTCTAGTGGCGGTGAATCTATTAATAATTTAATGGGTACAAATGTTTTAAGAGCACAGGCAAATACATTTGATTGTACAGTTGCAAATGTTAACAAGAGTGTTGTTATAACATTTCCTGCGGCTTTAAGTGGTGTTTATGAAATTAAAATGTTTGTTGAAGGAACCACATTGGCAAATGCTGGAACTGTAGGTCCCCTTGTTGCAGGAAATGTTGGTGGATTCACTGATATTTATTCGAGTGCTTTTGATGCTACTGATGGACCAGTTTATTATACTTTTTCCACGAGTGGTGTTACAACTATTATGGTTATTCGTATTACTTTGAAAGCCGCTACAGCAGGTGTTAATAATACTTTGACTATTTTTCCGTTGGGTACGACTGGTACAGCTGTTAGTATCACTCAGTCTTCTATAGAAATAATGGAAGTTGGTTCAAGTTTATCTACCTCAAATACTGTTCAGGCACCAATTTGGTTGAACTCCTCTAATGTTGTAACCAATCCTTCTGCTGCTTAGAATTTTCATTAAAAACTAATGTGGGAAGAGTTGTTAAATTTTTTAAAAGAATTGAAGTGTATAATTTTTTCGAATTGTTGTCTGAATGTTGAGACGTCCATTAACACCACCACGGATTAAGAAGTTACCTGATATTATTAAGAAAATAGATGCTGAGAGATGTTCTATTTGTAATTCTAATTATGTGGATTTTGATGTTATAGCCGATATGAAACAATGTAAAACTATTCCTCACCGTTTTCATAAAGATTGCATCGAAAGTTGGATTGACCATCAACAGCAATCTAGTATTCATGATATAGTGGAAAGAGAAGTGACGTTATGGAATCGTGGTCAGTCGCGCCGAGAAGTGTTTCATGAAGTTCGAGGTGAACCATCTGGAATTTGTCCATGTCCTGATTGTAGGGCCCCTTGGGATTTATCGAAAAACATGGGAGATATTACTTGTGCACAAGTTGATTTGGATAATGATGATTTTTATGCGATTCGTAAAATCCATTACGCTAGTCTGATTGAAGATCGTAATAAAATTATAGAAAAACAAATTGCATGGGATGCT